AATGATGGACAACCCATCTATGACCAAAGAGGAAGCTGAAGTAAAGCTGGCTGAGATTCAAGCGGACGCCGGCCGCGCCGCAGCTGCAATGGCTCACGTAGTAGATCAAGAGATCCGCCGCCGACGGCAGGAGCAGGAACCACCAGAGCAAGAGGATGAAGAAGAAACGGAGATGTAATGGCGATCACCAAAGTTGCATACGAGTTTGATCCATTCAAGATGGCAGGAGTAGAGCCGCCAAAGTCCAAGCGGACCGAAGCGGCTGCCGTTCGCGATGTGGCCGAGTTTGTAAAGACTGAGGTGCTTTCATACGTAGCCGAAAGCAAGTCTCCGGTGGCAGGTGGCAGCTTCAAGCGATCGCTCTCAAAGGAATACAAGAAGCGAAAGCAGGAGCAGGGCGGAAGTGGCGTTGCGGATCTCGAACTAGACGGCGACCTCCTGAATGCTTTGGAGGTCCAAGTAAAGTCCGGTCGCAAACTGTCTTTACAGATCACTGGCGACCAGGCTCCCAAGGCAGATGGTCACAACAACCACAGCGGCCAAAGCGAACTTCCTGAGCGGATCTTTATTCCAAAAAAGGAACAGACTTTCAAGCGAGACATCATCCAGGGAGTAAAGCGCATCTTGCAAGAGTATGCAGACGAGGAGTAGCGATGGCGTTTGATAAAGAAAAATTTGCCACCGATGTCCGTCGCGAGCTTGAGCGAAAGCGTTTCGAAATCAACTCCAAGATCAATCAGAGCGACCTTCGAGAGATCGGCACCAGCGGGAGGGATAAGATGCTTCAGCTTATCAAGCGCGGCATCTCTCCAATCGCGAACTGGGGTCGATTCGCCGAATACAAGTGGGCGGGGAAGGTAAAGCAGATCCAGGCAGAGTTTGGCAAGAAGGCTTCCAAGAAGAAGGTCGGCTCGATCAAGTCCAGCAAGTATCCATATTCAAAGATGGAGGAGTTTCCCAACAAGAAGGTCCGACCGGTCAACCTCACACTCAGCGGAAAGTTTCTGGCGAACCTTGTTGTAAAGACCCGCGACCGCCGCATCAGTATTGGCTTCTTCGAAGAACGCTACGAGAAGATGGAGGAGGGCCATCGCGAGGGAGCCAACACCCAACCGAAGCGCCCAGTGATTCCAACCGACCGCGAGCAACTGAACGCATCCGTTTTTAGAGAGATGCTTCTTTCGCTTGACAGAGTATTGAAGCGTAAGTTTGGCTCTTGATTGTTCAACAACTTTAACGGAGGATTCCAGATGGACCCAGCGCAAGACAAACCGCCTGTGCCACCTAAACCACCGGAGCAGCAGACACCGCCCGCTCCGATAACGATAACGCCTGAGCAGTTCGCAGAAACACAAGCCGCTGTAAAGCGCCTTGAAGCTGCAAACAAGAAGCTCGCTGAAGAATACTCAGCAGCTCAAAAGAAATTGGCTGACGCAGAGAAGGCCAAGCTCGAAGGATCAGGCGACTTCCAGAAGTTGTGGGAGACAGAACGCAAGACGCGGGAAGAGATTGAGGCGAAGCTGGCTGAAACGAAGTCTAGTTTTGTATTAACTCAGAAGCATATTGCCGCGAAAGATGCTCTAATCAAGGCCGGGCTCATTCCAGACGCAATGAAGATGCTCGACCGAGAGACTTTCGATGCCTTGGACGTTACGATTGCTAACGATAGATTCGAGGTAAAGGGCACTGACACACTGGTCGCTCAATGGAAACAAGAGTATCCATTCTTGTTTAAGAGCGCGGCCCAACCACCAAACGTGAACACGGGCGGAGTTGGATCGACATACGGTGGCGGCGGTGCTGACATTACGGCAGATGAACTCTTCAAGGTGGAACGCAAGTTTGGTGTTCGATCTACAGAGTACAAAAATGCCGTGATCCAATTTACGCAAACAAAGGCTAAACGCCAAGCAGCCAACCGATAAGGAGTAAGGCAATATGGATTCACCGATGACAGCAGCTACGGAGCTTGCAGCAGCGATCCCAGAAATGTGGAGCGCCGCGTTTTACCCAACGCTTAAAGAAAAGATGGTGTTCGCTCAGTCCGTTGCGATGGACTACCAAGGCGACATCTCTGCTCTTGGAGACACGGTCAACATCACATCGTTCCCTCAGTTCGATGTAGCGCAGGAGATTTCCGAAGCTGAAGCGGTTGACGCTCAAGCGATCACTGCTCAGAACACGCAGCTGATCATCAACAAACAGCTCGCGAAGGATTTCATCATCACTCGCAAAGCTGACATCCAGTCGCTTCCTGTAATGAACGCACTCCGCGATCTCGCGCTGCACGCTATCTTGAAAAAGATGCAACAGCTTATCATCGCTGAGATCGTTCCGTCGGCGGCAACTCCTGACCATGCCATCGCGTATGACTCGGGAACAACTCTCGCATTGGCAGACATCTTGGAAGCAAAAGAGCTTCTCGATGACGCTGACGTTGAAGAGTTCGGTCGTCAGATGATCCTCGGTTCGGCTCAGTACAACGATCTTTTCAACATCACTGGCTTCACGTCGAAAGACTTCTTGCCAGGAACTGACTCTCCGCTGTCAAGCGGCGCGGTCACTCTTCCAATCCTCGGGTTCAACACTCGCTGGACTTCGGAAGCGGCAAACGTGGCTTACTTGTTCCACCCGATCTTCTTGCAGATGGCGGTTCAACAGAACCCAACTCCATCTGTGCATGATCTCGGCACAATGGGTAAACGTGCGATGCGCGTGAACATGGAAGTCTTGTTCGGTCTAAAACAACTTTCTAACCTCCGTGTCGTAACAATCGGCTAAGAGAAAAGAAGAAGGAGAATGCACATGAAGTTTCTAGGTATGGTTTTGACGGCAGTTCTTTCTTTCGGTCTCTTTGCGGCACCGAAAGCAGAAGCGCAGTTCTCGAACGAAAAATTCATCAAGCAGGTTCACTTCGCAGTAAGCAAGTGCGCTGCTGGAAACCAAGGAGAGAGCTACTCTGCTCCAAAGTGTTTCGGCGACGTAGATGTTTGGGCGATTCCTGCGAACGTTGTGATCGAGAAAGTTTACGCTGTGGTTGACACTGCCGTAACTGGAACGACTGACGTTGACATCGGTGACGATGATTCTGCGAATGGTTTCCTTGACGGATCTCTTTCGCTCACAATCGGAACTGAAGGCATGTATGGCTGGAACGCAAAGACCGCAGGATCTTACCTCCGAGTCCAAACTGCTGGTGTTACTGACGCTGCGGACATCTATGTTGTCCCAAACGCGAAGTACTACACAGCAGCTGGCAAGGAAGTAAAAATGGATGCGACTGGCGCGGCTACTGGATCGAGCCGTATGCGAATCGTCATCGAGGGATACTACGTAGGTACTGCAAACTAAGAGCACTGGCCCTCGGCCAATCTCAGCGGGTTGGCTTGCTGTCAGCCCGCTTTTATTTTTTGGAGACCTAAGATGCTCACTGGTAACAGAATTATTCTAAGCGACAACGGCACACTTTCAGACCTGTCTCGCGCTCTGAATGATCTGTTTTCCGAGTCCGCTGTGCTCCCTGTTGTTGCATCCGAGGACAAGGTTTACATCGGATCGGAAGCACCATTCAATCACCGCTACTTGCAAGTGGCCGTAGCAAACGATCAAGCAAGCGTTGTATCGGTTGACCTTTGGACTGGCTCCGAATGGGTCGCCGCTGTTGATGTGATTGATGAAACAAAGAACGCAAGCGGCCATACACTCAGCCAATCAGGCATCTTGCAATGGACTAAGAACCGCGACAAAGCCTGGTCGTGCGAGGCGAAGTCAGAGAACGTAACAGGCCTCAGCGGCACCAACATCTACGATATGTATTGGGCGCGGCTGACCTTCAGCGGAAACCTAAAGAACACCACCGCTCTCAGCTACGTTGGCCATCGCTTTGCGAACGACGCACAGCTTGGCGGTATGTACCCCGACCTAGTTCGCAGCACCATCCTTGCCGCTTTCGCTACGGGAAAGACAACCTGGAACGACCAGCACGTGCTCGCAGCTGAGGAAATGATTGCGGATCTCCGCTCGATGAAAAGTCTTTGGAGCGGTTCGCAGATCCTTGACTGGGAGAAGTTTAACATTGCAGCCGTCCACAAGGTCGCCCACCTCATCATGCGATCTTTTGGCGATGACTGGACTGACCGCCGAGTGGAAGCTGCCACGGACTACCGGAAGGCGCTTTCTGATTCCCTGGTAGGCATTGACCGCAATATGGATGGGCGCTTGGAGCCGGAGGAGAAAATGATCTCCGTCGGTCTTTACAGACGATGAGCCAGATCACCACCTCCTTTGATTTATTTCACGCGAAGGTGTCCACGCTCCTTCCGCAAGGGTCTGGCTACTTCGAGCTGTCAAACCCATACGAGCTGGTGGATAACAGCAATCTGTTTTTACGCAAAGGCTGGGGCATTGCTATTGGTCCAGGCCGGAATACAAATCGAGAACTGTGTGGCAAGATCACAGTCGAGAGGACAATTCGGGTCATCTTAACGCGAGCACTTGAAGCGTTGGAGCAGGACCCAACCACGAAGAACAATGTCATTAAGGCCCTAATGGAAGATGCGTTCACGATCCTCCAGGACTTCGAAAGAAGCTACCGGCTAGATGACGACGAGTTTAATTGTCGGTTCGAAAGCGATGGAGGCATTCAATCGCTTGCAGTTGACAACTACTCGTACTTAACATTGGAAATGATTTTCAACGTCGAGTTATTCGACAACCCATGACGGAGGCAGCATGGCACTAGGAAGCTCTCGCAGTAACGTACTTGCGATTAAAGAAGAAGTAACAGCCGGTACTCCCGTCGATCCATCGGGCACTGGTGACTATGTAACCCTCCAGCCGGATGTTTCGCTGACACCTTCGTTTGAAGTTTTGTCCAACGATGAGATCCGCGCTTCCATTGGAACGGCAAAGCCAATCCAAGGTCTGGAACAACCGGAGATGAGTTTCTCGCACTACTTGAAAGCAAGTGGCGTTGAAGGAACCCCGCCGGAGTTGGATACAGTTTTGGAATCGCTCTTTGGTTCCACATCTGCAAACGGAACCGAGCGTTCGACAACGACCTCTTCAACCGTATCGCTGATTAAACTGGCGTCCGGCGGATCTGACTTTGCTCGAGGCAAGGCAGTTCTTTTGAAGGACGGCACCAACGGATACTCGATCCGACCAATCCTTTCGGTCTCCACAAACGACCTGACACCTGCCTTCAACCTGGCAAACGCTCCTGCGTCTGGGGTAGCAGCTGGTAAGTGCGTTAACTACGCTCCTGCCAACAGCGGACACCCATCGTTTACTTCTTGGTTGTATCGCGGCAACGGTCACGCTAAAGAAGCAATTGCTGGTTGCAAGACTGCCTCTATGGGAATCAACGCCCAGGCGGGTCAGCTCATTAACATGAACTTCAGCGTCCAAGGGACAAAGTACTTCTTTAATCCAATCCGAATCGAATCAACAGATCGCTTCCTCGACTTCTTGGATAACGCTACAACTCGCGCGGCATCGATCACCGCAAAGCTCTATCGCGACCCGTATGAGCTTGCCACTGCTTTGCAAGATGCGATGAATTCGCTTC